AAGAGCCGTATACATCTACTTCTGCACCGTCTCCTACGTCAGCCGTCCAAATACCTGCATTCAAACCTCCAACATCTAAATCTACTCCTGCGCTAAACGATTCTTTACTTTGAAAGATACCCCGATAATGATACTCGGTGGCGTATCCTGCGTTCATTGATACTTCTGCCGATGCTATAGATGCTCCTAGCAAACATAGCGGTACTAATAACTTTTGCATTTAATTCTCCAATATGCTGATGTTTCCATCCTTAACGACTTCGATTTTCTCGAGTAAAGGATGCGACCAGCCATGTGAGACTATGTAGGTATTCATATCTTCTCGCAATAGAACCTCCACCAGTTTCTCCCTTCCTTGATCATCGAGGACGTTGGTTACTTCGTCTAAAAACAGTATATTGATTTTAGACTTTGAAATACTACTCATTAGCTTACGAATTGCTATTAGAGTAGCGGTGTTTACTCTTGCCAATTCTCCAGAAGAAAGGGCTAGAATATCTACTACGTTACCATTATCGGTAATTTCTACATTGAGTTTATCGTTTGAAACAACAAATTCAAGAGTAAAGCGACCATCAGACAATTCGGCCAAGTACTCATTTGCCATCTCTTCCAGTTCTCCAACTAGATTTTCTATCTTGTATGCAAGTAAACCGTTTGTGCTAAAAGACTTCTTGAGTATATCAAGCTCTGATTCTAGCTTTTGGTTTCCTGCTAACTTACCATCATATTCTTCTTGTTGTTCGACAAATTCGGCTGTTTGCTCTTGAATAACTTGAATACGAGTATTTATCTTTGTTCGTCTTTCATTTTCTGCCGCGTTCTCTGCGAGTTGTCTTTTTGCCTTTTGTAGTTTACTTTGAAGATTCTGTAGCTCATCTTCAAGCTCGTACTTATCCAATATATTTCTTGGTAAACTTTGGTCGAAAGATCGTAACAAATCTTCCCAATCTTTCTGCGCTTTGACGTTTCGTTCAAACTCTGCATTGTTCTCTTTAATCTGTATAATTCGAGGTTTAATCTCACTTACTCTCTCCAATGCTTCTTCATGCTTTCTGCGTTCCACATCAATCATTGCCTTCTCTGCCGAAACATCGATAGGTTGCTTACAAGTGGGACAAATTTCTTTTAATTCTTCTAACTTTTTCAGAGTTCGTTGAGCACCCGTAGCGACTGCTTGTACTGATCCTAACTCTGATTGTAACTCATCATAAGACTCATAGTCTCTTATAACTGAGTTCTGTATCTCTGCAATATTGATTTGATCGAGCAGTGACTTGTATTGATTATTTGTAGTAATTTTTTTATTTTTTTCGGAGATATTTTCAATCTCTGCCATTAAAGAACTTAAAGCCTTCTCATCATCAGATGTATCAATTTCTAAATCCAACATGGGCAGTATGGTTATATCACTCAATTTATTTGTTTCTAACCATTTTTCTACTGTTGCTAACTTCCCTGCTATCGTAGCAGACGTATTCGATACCTCTCTCGAAGCACTTTTAAATACATCAAATAATTCAACGTACTTTTCGAGGTGTAACAAGTCTATGAGAAACTTCTTACGGTTTGCATCTGTAGCCGTTAAAAACTGCAAACTCGCATTTGTATTTTGATATACTAACTGCGAGAATGTTTTAAAGTCAACTCCGAGAACTTCTTGAATATTCTTATATGTATTTGTAGCCGTGTGGCTAGAGATATCAATACTATTCTTTTCGAGCTTTACTTTTATACTTGTCTTTCTGTTGACAGTAATTTCATACCTATCTTCATCTTTCGTGAAAGAGAGATAGATGTTATAACCATCATTCACATAACGATTGGGAATGTCTGCTTTTTTGATACCTTTTGAGTTTTTATTGTACAATGCCTCTTCAATGATTAATGGAATGGAGGACTTCCCCATCCCATTAGTACCAAGGATCTGTGTAACAGTATTGTCGTTTAATTGTAACTCATTACCAGCACCATAACTAAAGCAGTTATCCCATTTCAACGTTTGTAGTGTAATCATTGTATGTTCCTATGATGTCTGGTATTTTATCAGGGTTTATTTCGAGTATATAAGTTAGATACTCTATTAACTCTTCTTGTATCGTCATCTCTTTATCCATGATAAGAGATGCTTCTGACTTTCGTTTTACTACTTTCTTGTCAAGAAGCTCTGAGTTCTTCACTCCTGCCAAGTCTTGTATATCCCCTTCTACTTCGTAGATCGTATGATCAAACTCTGTTGGAAGCATTTCTTCACTACTTGTTACAGTCTTTCGAAGTAACTGTGGTAAACGAAACTCTTCCCACATCCAGCTCCAGTCATTCTCATTAATCAGTATGTACCCTGTCTTTACTAGATTTCTATGGAATGAAGTAGTCATTGGACTACCTGGGTATACAATATTTCTTTGTGTATTGCTATGAGAGTGCAAGTCTCCTGCGAATACAATAGGGAAGTCTTCGAACATATCTAAGTTGACTTCCGGTTTTACGTGTGGTGGTATCTCTCCTCTGACGTGCGTAAACAAAGGCTGTGACGTATTAAAATGTTCAATTGCACCTTTTCTGTGTAAATCTGCATAAGGTAATATACCATATCCAAGATCATGATCAACGTAGGATATATCTACTACATTGATGAGAGGGTTGATATCCCGTGAAACCTGTTTAAGCTGAGTAAAGAAAGTTTTATTTTTCTTTGTGGCTTCGTGGTTTCCATCATATATAATAGTAGGAATCTTTACTCCTCGAATAAACGAGAAGTAAAGCTCCAACTCTTCCATGTTCGGTAGACGATCAAAGAGATCTCCACCGATGATGTGCATATCACACTCTTTCTCTAGTTCATAAACTTGCTCAAAGAACATTTTATAACGGTTTGTAGCCCACTTTACTGGTACATTTTTCTGTCCCAGCTTTATGTGCCAGTCTGCCGTGAAGAGAATCATCCTACATTGAACTCCGCATCTAAGGCTTCGTCATCAGTTTCGTCACCGTGGTTACGAACTCTGTCAAGCAACTCTTTCTGAGCATCTGGAGTAGGACGAGACATAACATCATCCATAGACTTCAAGTCAGAAATAACTTCTAACTCACTCTCTTCCAAAGCTCTAGGCTTGCATTTCAGTGCTTGTAGCTGATATTCTACATTGTAAGGAAGTGGCCCAGTCTTTACTCGCTTGAAACAAATGTCCCAGCCAGTATCAACATCAGTAGGATCACCGAGATCTTCTGCGGCAGTAATAATTTGCTCCCACAACTTCTTCTTTAGGTTTACTACTTTGAGTTCACCGTTATCAATGCACTGAGTAGCATAGCTCCAGCCACATTTTAGGTCAGGATAGTACTCTCGTACCCAATCCTTTTCTTGATTATTAAATCTCTCAGAATTTCTATCAAAAGATAGACACTCCATAGGGATATTTTTGCCATTCTCACCTTGAATCCAGTAGACATAGCGAGCTAAGATGTCGCCAACGATACGCATTTTGTTATCGCCGTCTTTGTATTGAAAGGTATTGATGGATGATTTTTGGGCTCCGCCCGTTTGCTTATTAAATGATAGTGCCATTAGTGTATAGTCTCCAGTGTGACTTCTTCATATATAAATGTAATTTCTTGGTCATCTACAATGAGTAGCCTGTTATCGTTAATTTGTTCTAGAGGCACTGGACAATGCAGTGAATCTAGTGTGGTTTTATAAGAAGCTATGTAATCTGCGTAGCTTCGCAAAGATGCGAGAGCGTAGTAGATACAAAGTTCTTTAGATGTGTACTTATAGGAATGGTACAGGAGCAAGTCTCCGTGAAGAAGAAAGCTGGAACCTGTAAAATTTTTATTAGAGTATTTATATATACGATCATACTTGTTTTGTGGAATCTGTTCATTTACTAACATTTCCATGATCAAGTTGCAGGTAGCAATATTGCCCTCTGCCGTATCATAAACCTTTTTCCAATCAAATAAGAGCATATATTATACTTTGTTTTTACCAAGTTGTCAAGAATTATTTTTCTAAAGGTACTTCATGTTCCAGCCCTGCTTCATATAGAACCCGACACGATTCGAGGCTTGTTTTCGAGCCGTATTTCCTTTCAGGTGTATATCAATTATAACAGGATCAATCTTACCTTCCTTTTTACGAATCACTCGCCCTACAAGCTGTGTGAGCAAGGGCTCGTTATTTACAGGCGTACCAAGTATCAAACAACTAAGTGTATCTACTGATATGCCTTCAGAGAAGATTGCTTGCGTTCCATAGAGTATATTTGAATTCCCGTACAGAATCTTATCTACAAGCACTTCTCTTTCTTCATGCGGAACGTCACCAGTTACGCAAATTGCTTTCTCTCCCGTAAGTTCTGCACAGGCTTTGAGAAAACTCACACGATCACTTACTACTAGAACTTTATGCCCTCTTGCGGCGTAGGCCGCCGCTAGCATGGAGATAGTGTGTCTATATTCTTCATCGTTCGCTAACTTTGTTACTCTGTTTGCCCAAGGTATTCTCGAACCATCCATAAAACGAATATCAGATGGTACAATATGTACTGTAGGGGTCATATAGTTTTCTTTTGGTGGCTTATAAACAGTATTACCAAAGTAATCTCTGAACACAACGTGTTTACCATCCTTTCTTTCTATAGTTCCCGATAGACCTATCTTATATCTACAGTAATTTGTATCTAGTATTTTGGAAAAGGTCGGACTACTAACATGATGCATCTCATCTAGTATGACTGTCCCAAACTCTTTACGAATCTTGTCTACGTTTCTGTATAAAGTTTGTGTATTCCCAATTACGATAGGAGCATCAAGATCAAATTGACCACTGCCTATGATGCCTGCTTTAATTCCATAGACTTTTTCTACCTCTTTTGCCCACTGATTTCGTAGAGGGACAGTGTGAGTAACAACAAGTGTCTTTTGACCAAGCTTACCAGCGATAGCTAAACCTGTAAAAGTCTTTCCCCAACTGACCCATGCGTTAATTATAGAGTTGTCTTCGATTGCATCATAAACATCCTTTTGACTTTGTCGTAATTCAAACTTAAACTCAGGAAATTCTACAGACTTCTTTACTCGCTTATCTACTATTTCATAGTGCTCTGGTATTAAATCCGTACGCCCTATCGGTAGAGATACTAACCCGTTACGAATTATGCCCATGTTTTTAATCACTTGAGGCGGATCGAGTGGGTTGTGCGAAGGAATTACATATGTAAGCTCTTTATCAATAGCCTCTTGTAGTTCAGCACTACAATCCATATATATTCTGTGACTTATAACTGCTTTCATAGATTGAGTTCATTCTTTGCAATGATGTATTGTTTTACAAAATCAGATCGTACAATATCTTCTACTTCAAATTCTATGAACGTGAATCTCTCCATTCGTTTTAGAACTCTGATAAAATCTTGTAGTCCGTTTGCCTTTAAATCTGCCTGTCGAAAGTCTCCACAAAACATAACTCTACAGTTCTCGCCAATACGAGTAATGATTGAGTCTAGTTCATGGAACGACATATTCTGACACTCATCTATCATAATTACAGCGTCTCTGAGTGTTATACCTCGTATAAAAGAAGTTGTCATAAAGTGTACTAGCCCTTTATTCTTGAGAATTTCATAAGCATCTCCTCGACTGAATAAATCATTTGCTATATC